ATTGCGAGATTTTCACCTCTTGGCGTTAATTTTCTTATTTTGTTTTCTTTTCGATATTCTTTGTATTCAAACCATGCATCTAGATTTAGATTAGATGGATAATTTACTAACTCTTTTGTTTTCTCTTCTTTCTTATTATCTTTATTATTATCTAATTTAATCTTATCTAGTTTAATCTTATCTGTTCCCGAATGTTTCGGGAAACCTTCCCGAATATATTCATCTCCATTATCTATACTCATTATCAGATCTACTTCTTGCTGAGTAAGTCTGAACCATTCCCCGACCTCACGTTTTAAATCAAACTCTTTGTGTAGTGTTGCTTCAAGTAATTGATGATCAACACTTTCTATTGAATGAACCAGAACTGCTTTTGGGTTTAATGTATGTATATCTCGCATTCTTGCGTGTATTGATTGGGTCCGACCAATTTTGTATATGTCATTGTCTTTTACTAAATAAACATATCCTTTATTGCTAGAATGGATAGTCCCATTTTCCCTAGCCTGGTTAACTACTTTTCTTATTTCTGGGTTCTTACTTGCTGACTCATCTAGTCTGTTAGCAAGTTTTAAGCACACGATTCTATTATTCTCATGATTGATTGAAAATAAATCAATTTCAACCATATATTTCATTATATCTTGCACTCTAAGTTGGTCTATACCAAGAGCGTAACCTATTGTTTCTGCGTCATGTTCTAGCTCAAAAGTAATATTTTTTCTATCAATTCCGCCAGCTATCAATTCTAAGCAATACCAATATATTGCATATCCGTCTGACTTATAACGCATTAGTATTTTTTGCATTTTTGCGTCAGTATGGGCATCCGAGTCATGCTTAAACCACTTCATTAATATTCCCCGCTATGTTGTATCCGCAAAAAAGGAATGTCGGCAACCATGCGGAAGAGGCTGTCCCTCGGTGATCAAGCCGAAGTTAGCCGACAAATTAATTCTAGTTTAACTATTTGCTCTAGTCAAAAACTTTGTTAATATCACTATCAGCTGCTTGGCAAGGCGGCTGCACATGCAAACACTCCCTCCTGTAAAGTGTGTTTTTCATGTTTTCTCTTCCTTCCCCGCCCTTGTGGCGGGGTTTTTTACACATACTTGCTTAAATCATCTGCAGCACTTTCTATGTAATCTAACGCCTCTGATAAATTAGTGCATCCTTCATCTACAGAATCCAAAATATCTTGTGCATCAGATATCAAGTCTCTCAATTCATCCCTTAGTTGAGATAGCTTGTTATATTTTGTATCTAATTGTTTTTTTATCTGCCTAAATGTGTTCATATCCTAAACTTCCTCCAAGGTGACTTAGCAGAATTAGCCCTCTGAGACGCTATCCTGTCCACTGGCTTGGTGATTGCTTGATACGGAGTAAGGCCCTGGATGTTGACTCTGCGCTGAGCTACTGCAGGATTAATACCGTAATCGTCGCAGTGATCCCTGAATAGCTTTGTTACTCCGTCGATCATTACTTGGTCATTTATTGATATTTTCATGTTAGTCACTGTAAATTCCGCCCTCATATTCATCACGTTCAGATTGAATCTTATTCTCAACTTCTTTCCATTCCTGTTGTGCAGAAGTTTTTTCTTTGTTTTTGTCATGCAAATA